TAGCACAACTCAATTTTAATGTACCGATGGTTTGCTCTCGTTTCTATGGTTCATTTTTAAAACAAGCAAGTGAAAATAAACCACAACAAAATAATTGCGAGTTACAACGACCAAGCAATATAAACGAGCTCCAATACCTCTGGAATAATTCTACTAACGAATATATTTCTTACCAGTTAAGATCAAATTCAGAGATTTTAGAAAGAGCAATTGATAGTATTGGAGATACTGGTAAGAATTCTGCTTCAATGGCTAAATTACATAGTAACGAAGGTTTTATTATTGGTATGGATATGGGAGACAATGTTGACTTATCATCCAATAAAATGAGTGTTGTTATTGATTCCCACCAACCAAGTGGTGAACCAATGCTTTTATACATGTATTTTGAAGGATTGGGACAACTTTAAATATTAATTTAAAAATTATTTAATTTTTTTATTTTTTTTTTATAACTATTATATATATAATATATTAAGTATGTCATCAAACTATAAAGTTGAGTTTTTAAATGCCAGTTATAATAAACAAAATTTTAGAAGCGAATTTAGATTCCCTTCAAACATGGCAATCAAAAATATTCGTGTGTGTAATATCGGGTTAGAAAGTAATGTTGACACCAGATACAGTGAGAACTGCGGTGCTCTTTGTGTTATCGATAGTATTGAATTATATGATAACGCAACCTTACTTGACCGTAAAAATCACTTTTCTAATTGGTTAGCAATGAATAATCTTCGTTCTAGCAACAGTGATAATCAAGCAGTAAGAAGAGTTTTAGGAAAAAATAAACTTGGATACGAAGTTGTTGGTAGTGTATCAGTTGCTCTCGATGGTTCAGTATCACAAAGCGTAAAAATTGTAAATAACCACCCTGATACAGTTAACGACTTATGGGGTGCTGCTGCTAGTGATAAGGAAAGGGCTAATAATGGCTGCTGGTTAAATATCGCCGATGTTTTTGATTTTGTCGATAAAACACCAGTTATTAGCACTTCATTATTTAATCATTTAAGATTAGTTATTAATTATAAATCAAAAACCGATTTATCAAATTGTGTTGGTAATAGATTAGCAAATGTAAATACACTTGAACCATTTTGCGTATTTGAGTATGAAAGTGATCCACAAATGGCTAACATGTTAATGAATGGATATAGAGGAACAACTTTTGTAGCAGTTGAAAGCGATAGAGTTATTTTAGATGCTAAAGCAGTTGCCGACGAAGCATTATCTCATCAAGAACAATCATACCTAATTAAAGGATTTAATGATAAATATATATCTAAAATGATTATTCAAACTCAACCAGCAAATGAATCAGCTTATAAAATTGGTGACGCAACACTCGCCTTTGGTAAAGAAGTTTCTGAATCTCAATTAAACTGGGCTCTCCAACCAAGAGTCAATGGTGCTAATTTATTTCCAGGCAACCTTGAAGGGAAGATGAAGAGATTAGGGCTAATTTCTGATTCACTCGGTCAATGGAATGTTGTTCCAGGTCAAAACTGGTGTGGATTAACATACAGTGGATTTTTAGATGAAAATTTATTACAAACAAGAAGTAAAGTTGATTACACTGCTTTTAATCTAGAACAGGTTGTCAAGGAATTCAAGCTAACTGTGTCAAGAAATGCTGTGGGTCATACCGGAGGTGTTGTTAGTGAAAATGAAAGCTTGAGAAGTCAAGTTAATCTTTATCTTTGGGGTGTTACGAGAAAAACAGTTGTTCCAAATGGTAAGGGTAGTTACGTAGTTGCTTATGTTTAAAATAATATTTAATTTTTTTAATTTATTTTATCTTATTATAATATATATATAATTAACATGAATAATACTACTATTGAATTAAGACAAAAAGATGCCGATATCGTATATGATAATGGTGATTGGGTTACAAATTTAAATTATAAAAAAGATTTAATTTTAAATAATAACGATAGTATTATATTAAGAAATACCTTTATAGATACCGAGGCATTAACAAGTAATCAAAATTTGGTTTTAAAAAAAGATTTAAAACTTGATATTAAATTATTAAAGTATTATATTTTATCTAGAATCGACAATCTTACTGATTTACAAAATAATCCACTTATTGCTAATAATATTGATGGATCTCCATATATCTTATGTACTGCTACCGGCACAAATGCTAATCTAGTAGAAATAACAAAGCTCGAAACTGCGAACAAAGACTTGGGTGAAATTAACGACACGATTACTATTAATTATACCGACCATTTAGGAAAACAAACAACATGGTCTAAACAAGTATCGGGACAAGTTGTAACTTTCACAACTACATCTATAATTTATGATAAAACACAACCTATAACAATTAAAGATAGCCAACAAGACACATTAACTACTATTTTAACTCAACAAGACATTCCACAAGGAGGCGTCTTTACACCTAAAACGAGCGATATATCTATAATTATTAAACAGGGTAATTATACACCACAGCAATTAATAATTGAAATGAATCGTGAGTTCCAAACCAACACTGGTAATATAACTGATTATATAAATAGTGGATTATTGGAGGTAACTGATACAAATGATTATTTTGTTAAATATGATGGTTCGGTTGTTTATAAATGTAGTGCCCCATTATTAGTAGGGACAAACCAGTTTGATTTTGACTGGGTTGCTGAAACTAATCAATTTTCAATTAATCAATCACACATGAATTATATAGACCAGGGTCAAAATGTAGTAGGTTATAAAAGAATAGCATCCACACCGCCCAAAAACATTAGAATAAATAAAAATTCTGGTGTTATAATTAATTCTTTATCATCATCTTATGTTGATGGTTCTTTTATTGATTTTTGGGGGTCTATGGCGGGTTTCGATTTAAAAGGGGATTTAATTCCACATTATGATTTAGTTACTCTTGGTTCAAGTAAAGTTCCTAAATTTGAAACAGCCTTGACCGACGGCGTTAATATTACTGGTGGATATTTCGGAATTTCTGTCAGTGTTGACAAGACATCAACTGATTGGTTTGAGCCTGCTGTATTAACCTCTGATTTCTGGTCTGCTACTACTGATAATACATCTATTTTAGCAAGTCAAGCAAGTATAACCAATACAGTTAATAGTTATGGTTATTATCTGGTTTCACTTCAGTGCGGTATTAAGAATAATTTCTTTACCAAAAAGAATAATATTGACGTCATGAGCATAGTGTCAAAATATTACGAAATAAATAGTTACACCAGTGGTAGTAGTGATTCATCGCTAGTTTATACTCATCGCGGCGATAGCATAACTCTTTCTTCATTTAGATGTAGAATATTACGTCCAGATAAACAGCTCGCCGATGGACTTGGAGATGATAATAATATTTATATTACAATTCAAAGGGCATGAAACATTTTATAATTTTATTTTATTATTTTTTTTTATTTTGTTCCAAATGCTAGATAGAATATTTGGAATTATATATATTAAATGTCCCTAAATAGTGGGATAAAATAGTGGAAAATATTAATTATTTCCATTTTTGGGATAAAATAGTGGAAAATATCATAAAAATAAATGAATAATATAATAAAAAAATTTTTTTATACAATAATGAGTGTATTTTTATGCTTTTTTTCCTTATTTTTATGCTTTTTTTCTGTTAAATTATGGGATATTTTAAAATTTTATATTTTTTATTTCCATTAAATTATTCCATTTACCATAAAATTCTTATCGCATGGTAGTTTGGGCTACTCGGGTCGTTGGCAGTTAGGTCGCCATTTTTATTTTTGATTTTTGTCGCCCTTGCGAGGTATTTCTTTCGCCGCTCGTCGTCTTTATGATCCATTTTACTCCAGATGCCGCTCCTATCCTTATAATGCTGGTAACGAGTGTCTCCAAAATGAACCCACTTATCATTTATATTAACCATGAGTTTTTTATTTTGCTTATTTGATTTTAAATAATCATATTTTCCAACTTTAACCATTATGGGATATTATATAATTATATAATATTTTTTTTTTTATTTTATCTCATTTAATATATATAATATGGAATACGGCGACACCTATTTAAATAATGAACGAAGGGAAGATGCTTATAACGAATATATTAATAGTTTATCCCAAGAAAAAAGTAGTTACGACGATAAACTCGCAGATAATATTCGTAAACACGAAAATCAACTTGAAAAAGTGAATCAACAATACGAAGATGTTAAAAACGCGATTGAAGCCCCTGGAGAATTTTTAATCGGTCATTCAACGAGTGAGTTACTTAAATATGGTAAAAAACGGGTTGAAGATGCTTTAACAAAGGCTAAATCAATGGCGGATGAAAAGATTAAACAAGTAGTAGGAACAGTTGATAAATTACAGGATAATTTAAAACCAGGTGATGTTTTAGAAAAGACTAATTTAGATATGCCTAAAATAGGAGATAAGTTACCTACTATGCCAGAAACACCTAATTTAAAACCTTTATCACTAGAAGGTAATCGTCCTACTATTAATAAGGATTTAATAACTAAAAAAGTTGAATTTAATAAACCCAATGTTGATGCTAATTATAGCGATAGATTCCTATCTAAATCTAGAATATATAACAGAGAACCAGTTGATATATTACCAGATGAACCAGAAACCGGCGGTGGTCTAATGTCTCGTGTAGGTAAATTATTTGGTCGTTCTAGAAGAACTTTAACAGCCAGGTCAATCACAAATGATGATTTAACAGCTATGAGAGAACTACAAACAATGGCGGGTGGTAATACGGTTAATTTAGCAAGTGAAGCACCTGACATGGCACTCGATCCAGAGTCATTCTGGAATAACGTTGGAGGTGCTAACCCACGAGCACTAAAAGAATTAAGAGAAACACAAGTACCGATAAGTGGTGAAGACATGATAACGAATAAATTTAGCCCTTTTTACGATGAAGAAGTGAGAAGGGGGTTACAAAATTTTAAGGAACGAACACCAGAAGAACATATTAAATTTAAAGCAGAACAATTACAAAGAGAACAAAGAATTAAAAAATCAATTAATAATAATGAATTACCTGACCTTGAAGACCTTGGTATTAAAAACACACAGGTTGTTCCAGATGTATTAACTAGGGCTGATGATGTTATACCAGATAGTTTACATCCTATGCGTGAATTATTAGGAAGAAATAAACCTGTTAATATGGAAATATTTAACGATTTAGATAATAGACAAAGAAGTAATATGGTTAAATCTTATCTAGATGAAACAAGCCAAGTTGCTAATGATAAATTAAATAAAATTATTAATATTAATCAACAAGAAGAAGAACAAGAACCTATTATACAACAAGCGGCGGATAATTCTTTTATTCATGGTTCTAATGATTTATTAGACAATGCTACTGAAAATTTTAATGAAAATTTAGCTAAAAATATACCTAAAAATATTAATAGCCAAGTTGAAGATTTAAGTAACCCATTTAGCGATGTTATGAATTATAAACCATTAGGACAAGTTTCCGAAATTGGTGAAGATGTTGCTAAAGTGGCAACGAGTGGTTTAGAAGATGTAGCAGAAGCAAGCGGGGCTGCGGCTCTCGCAGAGGGGGGGTTAGACCCATTAGCAGATATCGTTGCTGGCGTAACTGGAATAGGGCTTTTACTCGGTGGTCTGTTCCATAAAAAACATAAAGCCCCACCAGTTGTTATACCACCACCACCACCAAGACCAATTAACCCAAGTGTTCAAATGGGTATTTAATTTAATAATATAATTTTAATAAAATATATGTTTAATATATAAGTATTATAAATAATGAAATTAATAAGAGTTGAAACAGATGATAGGGAATGTATTTTTGACACCTTGTTTAATCAAGAGATAGTATTAAATCCATATAGTCAAATGGCTTTATTAAATTTTTCAGGTCAACGAGAAGACAATTCGCTAATAATAGATAATAATAATGAAAGCATATTATATAGTATAGCAGTAGGAAAATATAAAACCATTAGATTAAATAATAAGATATATTTTAATAATCAAGTTGATGAGTTGTTAAAAGATTTATCTAATAAATTAAATTTGAGTGCTAGATATAATAATTCAACTGGTAGTTATAATGATTTAGGGGTTGAATGGTTATCTAGCGTTATAAATAAAAAAGTAAATATTCAATATAAAATTAGTTCTTATGATACCCATTTAAATTTATTAGATAAGGCAGTAACCATTAATAATAGTTTAAGCAATAAAATTTATACATGGTTTATGAATTCTACTCAACCATCTACTTCCAATGTAACTAATAATATATTGGCTACTAAATCGTTAAGTAATGGTAATGGATTTGTTAGAATGAGAATTAAAACTTTATTACAAGACCAAAGTATTACTAATCCAGTATTGGGAGACCAAGGGGTTTTAATTGGTATTTCAAAGCATGATTTATCTAATATCAAACCTAGCGATTTTACTGAAGATATGATTGATTTTGGTATCGGTATTGGTTATAATAATTCAAGTCATGCTGCTTATTATATTAGGCAAGGTGATGTTATAAATGAAATACCGCAAAATACTATTATACCTCATATTGATCTTAATAATTTTTCAAATTGTGATATTCTTGAAATAATGTTAAACGGGGATGTAATTGATTTTAATGTATATCAACAAAAACCAGTCGCACAAACCATTACTATTAAACAAGTATCTAGAAATATAAATAATGAATATTATCCATTTGTTATATTTCATTCTAATCAAAATTTTTGTACTGGTAATTTATTAAAATGGACTCCAAGTCCATATAATAACAGTCAAAAATTAAACGATGATAGTGAAGATGATTTATATAATGTAACCTTAATACCACCTTCAAATAAAAAAATTGTCAAAACATTTATATTTAATTTTTCATCCCCGATAGTATCAAATTGGTTAGGGTTTAATAATAGCAATTTTTCAGTTAACGGAACTGATGATTTAAATATAACTGCTAATTATATATTTAGTGCTTATTCTTTAATATTTAATTATATTCTAGAATTAATAAATATACCATTAGATAGTTATGATAGTAAAAGTAAACAGAGAAAAAATATATTAAGCACCATTATTTCAAGCGATGAATATGGCAGAATTCAAAATGAAACTAATAATCTTATATTTTTAGATATTAATAATAAAGATCCCCTGTCATTAAAAAATATTAGGGCTAGATTAGTATCATATGATTTTAACAGTATTCTGGTAAAGGGAACTAGTGTCATGACTCTATTAATTAAAGATAGAGATGAACGATAAAATTTAAATCATGTTTTGTTTTGCTATTTGTAATTGACTTTTTTTTATTTGTTCTTTTAATTCATCATCATTCATTTTTTCTAAATTAGATTCTGATTTTTTTTTTACGAATTCCATACGATTATTAATAAACTCTTCATCATTATGAAATAAATGTTTTATAAATTCTATATCTAGAAGAGATAAACTTTTTTTAAAATTTACTAATTCAATTTCTTCATTATTTAAAATACATGAGCTTTTACAATCACAGTTACATTTTAATTTATTTAATATATTAGAAATCGCTTTTGTTATTTTACCCATATTAATTATATTTATAATAATATGTGAGATATTAATAATTTATTATCTATATTATATATATATATAAATAATGGAAAATAACGAAGTATTTGAAGTAGAAGAAAAGAAAGTTGAAGAAAAGAAAAAGCGAGTTTTAACCCAAGAACAAAAAGAAACTTTGATTGAAAGGTTGAAAAAAGCAAGGGAGGCTAAAAAAAATAATAAGGTTGAAAAGAAAGAAAAGAAAACTAATGCTAGAAAGAAAAAAGTTGAAATTGTTGAAGAAAATAATAAGGTTGAGCCGGTAGAAACAGTAAAAAGCGAGGTATTTGAAACTAAACAAGAAATTAAAGAAGAAATAAAAGAAGTAAAACAAGAAATAAAAGAGGCTAAAAAAGAAGATAATAATAATCATGATTTATCTAAATTATATGAAAAATTAGACCAATTAAATGAGAATTTAAAAAATCTATCTAAATTAAGAGAACCTAAAAAAGAAGTTGAAAAAGTTGAAAAAGTAGAAGAAATTAAAAGAAGTGAACCCATTGATATTCCTCCACCTAGAAAGTATCAAATGAGAACCATTGGGTTAACTACTCAAAGAGTATATGATCCAGTAAGTAAAAAAATTATATATAATTAATAATTATATTTAATTAATATATATATAATGAGTAAGTTGAATATACTTCAAGTTAAGGATAAATCAAATTCAAATATAATTAAAAAAGATATAATTCCTAGTCTTCCATCTAGATGTATCATTAGTGCTAGAAGTGGTTTAGGAAAAAGTAATTTACTAATTAATATAATACTTCGTGATAATTTTTATAATAAAGATATTGATGGAAATGATATTTATATTATTTCTGGTAGTTTAAATGGTGATGATAAATTAAAAAAATTAATTAGAAATAAGGATATACCTAATAGTAATTTATTTGATGATTACGAACCAGAAGAATTAAATATTTTATATGATTATCTAGTTGAAGATTATAATGAAAAAACTGAAAATAAAGAAAAAGTCTCACCTAAATTAATTATTTTAGATGATATTGGATATAAAAACTTAATGAAAGGTAATGCTAAAAATAGCCCTATCGATAAAATATTTTGTAATGGTAGAAAATTTAATATTTCAGTGATGCTTTTGGTACAACGTATTACCCAGGTTAATACTACTTGTAGAAGTAACTCAAATAGTGTTTTCTTTTTTGAACCTAATAAAAAAGAAATTGATATTCTAGAGGCTGATTTTAATTATTTAGGTTCTAGAAAAGAATTTTTTAAAATGGTAAATGATAATATTCAGGATAAACATGATTTTATATTTATAAATCTAGATAAACCTGGAAAAAATAAATATTTTAATAGTAAATTTGAGCCTATTTCTGTTTAGTTTTAGGTTTTTTATCATTTTTTTTTTTAATTTCAAATATTTCCTCAAATCTATATTTGCGTGGTCTAGGTTCTTTTTTTTCGTGATTAATTTCTTTATGTTCTTTTTCTGGTATAGGTAGTATGATATACATGATTACTATATTATAAGAAAATTTTAAATTTTGATATTTTTTAATTTTCTTAAGTTAAAAAATATTATTTTATTTTTTTAATTTAAGAATATGGGACATTATATATATATTATTACAACTACAAGCTCTCAACATACAATTTACATTAATTTTTATATATCAATATGGAAAATCTTAATAAGGAATTTATGATGATAATTTCTAGTAAAAGAGCAAAATACCTTGCTATCAAGAGATTATGTCATCATAAAAGGTCTACTATTTATCAACTCAATAGGTTTGACGACCCAGAGTATAATTATAAAAAAGTAGTTAGACAATGTGTTTTTGGTATGAAAAATGATTCTGAACCAAAAAAGGCTAAATTATATAATATTTTATATTCTAGGCAAGACCCTTCAAAATCCCTATTAGATCATTATTATAATATAGTAGATATAAGAAACTATAAGGAATTATGCTCATGGATTGATGAAAATGTGCCTGGTTTTATAAAAAGTTATGGTAAAATTAATAAAAATCAAGCGAAAAAAATAATTTATGATTATTTCTTTAATAATTAATAATAATTAATAATAATTAAATTTCTAATAATTTATCAATTTTTATATTTTTTTCTTCTTCTTTATTTAGAAATATGTTTCTAATGCTAGAATAAACTTTTTTTATTTGGTATTCAATATGATAATATATAAGTAAAGTAGTATAAAATATATCAGTCATTATGATATATATTAATATATAAAATTTAAAAAATTAATAAATATGTTTACTGGTTGGGCTTTTATTTTATATATCAATATATCTTATTATTATATTTTATTTTTCAAAAAATATTATTGAATATCTATTTTTTATATCACCTTCACTATTACCATGAATATATTTTTTACCATTAAAAATTACTATATCACCATCATTATTATTTATTTCTAAATCTAATTCTGGTAATAATAAGTTTAATTTATTATTATAAGTTATTAATATACTATAATCACTTTTATTTTTTCTATCTAGATGACAAGCACTTCGTAATTCATGATTAACAGTATAATAATTTATATTATTTATATTATCAAAAATATTATAATGTTTTATATCATTATATATATTAAAAATATTAATATTACTATTTATTAAACCACTTTTTCTTTTTATAGTATTACAAAACTGAAATTTTAAATATTTATCTTTATTTGATATACGTGAACCCGTAATATTTAATTTATATTTATAATTTGAATCTTTATTTTTTAAATTATCTATTTTTATTTTATAATATTTTTCTATTTTATTAATATCTAATTTGCCTGCTATATCACCACTTTGTTGGTTTTTTTCAGTTTTAAAATTAAAATTATCTAATTTATATTTATTTCTTATGATATAACCTTCTAATTTACCGTTAATTCTGAAAAAATAATTAATTTTCTTATCTAGTATTACATTACAATTATTTATATAATCACCTAATAAATAATATTTATTATTATGATCTAAATTTATTATTTCTGTTTTTTTATTTTTTCTTAATTTAATACCTAGATAGTTTTTTTTTTTATTTAATATTACATAATTAGGATATTTATATAATAATTCAATACTTCTTCTACTTTTATTATTATATCTATCTAAACTAAACATACCACCATTATTTGATTCATATTTAGTATTTACTAAAATATTATTATTCCTATATACATTACCATATTTAATATAATATAATAAACTTCTTTCATAATCTTCATATTCATCGGGTATATCTAGATAGTATTTATCATTAATTAAATAATAAAATGAACCTACGCAAAAATTTAAATTGTAATTTGTATCGGTTAAATATACATTTCTACAAGGACATATACCACCAAGATATATTTTATTTTTTTTCATTATATTAAAATCATTACAAATCTCATTATAAATGTCTGTATTATTTTTTTTCATAATAATATCATCAATATCATCATCCATAAATAATAAATAATCACCTTTTTTAAAATGTTTCATAATTTTTGTTCTAGCGTTAACTAATCCAGAACAACACCTATGGATTTTAACCCGTGGATATATATTATTAATACTACTATAATCATTGGGAGTAAAAACATATATTTCAATATTATTATTATTATTATTAAAATATTTATTTATTGTTTTTAAAGTTTTTTCTTGTATTAATTCTAATCTATTATAACTAGGTATAACTATTTTAAACATTTAATATTATTGTAATGCTAGATTAAATTTCATTCTTTTTTTTTTTTATTTAGTATTTTATTACCTTTTAAATATGGTTCTTCTTTTCTATATCTCATGAATTGAAAACCCATGTTTACTGCTGATTGTTTAGATTTAAATTTTTTATTTATTCTAGTTCCATCTTTTAATTTATATAAATAATAACTATCATCTTCTTTTTTTATTTGATATGGCATTTTTAATATATATTCATATTATTATTATTATTATTATTATTTATTTTAAAACCCATATAATTTAAACTTGCGTTTATTGCTTTTTCATATGTTTTATATCTTACATTTAATAATCTATTATCTTTATTTCTTATTAAATAATAATAATTATCATCATTTACTATTTGATATGACATTTTATATATATAATAATGCTAGATTAAATTTTTATTTTTTACTTTTTTAATTGAATTGATTATTGAGTTATAAATATCAATAAATAGGTTATAGATACTATTTTTAAAATATAGATACTTTTTTTTTTTACTTTTAAAAAAAGAGTATCTATCATATGAGTGTTAAATATAATAAAATGGGTTATAGATACTTTTTTAAAAATTAGAAAAAAAAAAAGTATCTATTGTTTTGAGTGTGGAATTGTATATAAATGGGTTATAGATACTTTTTTTAGTATCTATTTAATAAAAAGGTCAAAAAAAAAATTAAAAAAATGAATAGATGTATAAATTTATATAAAAAATCTTCTCAAAAAACCAAATAGATACTAAAAAAAGTATCTATAACCCATTTATGTTATTTTTACACTCAAAAAATAGATACTATTTTTTTAAAAAAAGTATCTATAAAAAAAAAAAGTATCTATCACTCATATTTTACAATTTTAACACTCAAAAAAAATAGACACTATTTTAAAAAAAAGTATCTATAACAAAAAAAAAGTATCTATAACAAAAAAAAAGTATCTATAATTTATTTATTTATAAATTAAAAATAGTAATAAATTATCTAAAAAAATAAATTTGGGTTATAAATTAACAAATATGAGTTATATAAACATTATCTATAAATTTAAATTCAATTGACACAATATAATTAATCTAGTATATTTTAGAAATAATTAATATATTTTCTAAAATAATATAAAGATAAATTTCTATTATAAGAATATAAAACAATATTAATACGACAATGAGTAAACCAATTATAATTACGAGAGTAGATCAATATGATAAAATAATGACTGAAAAGTTATTATATTTAAGTTATGATGACTTTAATAAATGTATGTCAAAAGTTAATAGTCATGAAAGAGAGGTTGATGAGAACAATGCTAAAATATGGGAATTTTCTGAATATAACAAATTGAAGAATATATGTAAACATGCTAAATCTAATAATTTTAGTGTAAAAGAATTATATTCTTACGCAGATGGTACAGATGATGGAAGATTATTTTTAAATAATAAACATGGTGGAGGTTTACAAAATATAAACAGATATTTTAGGGGTTTATTATGTGGTGAAAAATATACTGATATAGATATGAAAAATTGCCACCCTAATTTATTAAAAGGTTTATGTAGAAAACATAATATACAATATGAAGAATTAGCTTTGTATTGTCATGATAGAGATAAATATATTAAGGAATTAATGAAAAAAGGAGTTAGAAAAGATGACGCTAAAAAATTATTTCTAATGTCAATGAATAGTTCAAATAGTATATCTACATATAAAATTAATAGTAAAAAATATATTGAATTTAATGAAGATGATTTCTTTTATAAATTTGATAAGGAAATGAAAGAAATTCAAAATAAATTATATGAAGTAGAAGAATATAAAAAAAATATAAAATCAATAAAAGAAAGAAAAGGTAATCATAATACAAAAGGTAGATTATTAAATAGTTTATTATGTATTATTGAAAATGAAATAATTCAAGAAGTTATAAAAAATGGTTTTAAAGTAGATGTTCCTATGTTTGATGGATTTATGACACTTGAAAAAATATCAAATAGAAAAGAATATTTATCTAAATTAGATAATTTAGAAATATGTAGAGAAAATACTATTAAATGGGATATAAAAGAACATATATTAGATTTATACGATGATATTATGAAAATAGAAAAACATGATAAAAAATACTATTATGGAACTGATATTGTTGATTTAGCAAAACAATTATTAAAAGATGATTTAAACAATAGAATATTTAGATATAAAACTTCTATATATTATAAAACAGATAAAATATGGATTAAAGAAGATGATAATAGTAAAAAATCACAAATAACAAGTGAATTAACTAAATTAATTACAGATAATTATTTATATATTGAAACAAAAAAAAAATCATTAGATGGAGATACACAATACGAAATATTAAATAAAAGTATAAAAAATATAAAAGATTTAATAGATATGATTTTTAAGTTATGTAAAGTTGATAATAATAAAGTAGATGAAATATGGAGTAATTCATTATATAAAATAGTATTTAATAATGGTTATTATGATTTTCAAACTAGAAAATTTGAAACAAATTTTGATTATATAGATACATTTTATAATATAAGTTATGATTTAAATTTAACTAGTGATAAAAAAATAAGAAAACAAATATATGATATAATATTAAATCCTATATTTAGTATTGATGATGAAGAAAAAGATAAAATTCAAGTAGGAATAAGAGATAATTTTTTATATAGAATAGCTAGAACAATGGCGGGACATATTGAAGATAAATTATTTTATTTAATGGTTGGTATGAGAGATTGTGGAAAAGGAGTAAGTACAGATTTAATTAAAAAATGTTTTCAAGGTTATATTAGAGCAATTGAAAGTGGAAATTTATTATTTAAAAAAACTAGTGGAGATGCTTCTAAAAATAATAGTTGGATTGTAGATTGCGAATTTTCTAGATTAGCAATATCACAAGAAATTAAACTAGATGAAAAAGAGTTTATTGATGGAAATTTAATAAAAAAATTTTGTAGTGGTGGAGATCATATAAATGGTAGACAAAATTATGTAAATGAAAGAGAGTTCAAATTACAATCTAGTTTAATGATTTGTTGTAATGATATACCAGTAATATCACCAAGTGATACAATGGAAAAAGCTGTAATATATGATATGAAAAGTAAATTTATTAATGAAGATTATGATGAAAAAATGAAATTATCAAATATTAAATATTATCCAATGATTAATGATATTAAAACAAAATATTTAAATGATAAGAAAATAATAAACGAATTTACATTAATTATATTAGAACATTATAATAAACCATGTTCTATGCCAAAAGAAGAATTAAATAATATAAATGAAAGTTATATGATGGATGATGATATAAAAAAAATAAAAGAAATATTTACACAAGGAAATAATGAAAATAAATTAACATATAATGAATTAAAACAAATAATGAAAGATAATGATATTAATATGACAATTAATAAATTATTAAAACATCTTAATGGAACATTTAAAATTATAAAAAGTAATTCAATGGGTATGAAAAATATAAGTGGGGTAGCTTATATTAAACCTGAAAATTAATAATATTAATTAATATTAATTATATTTTTTTTATTTATTTATTTATTTATTTATTTATTCATTAATGTAAAACTTCATTATTTAATGGTTTGACATAATCAAATTTAATAATAGGAATATCAATTCTTTCTATATTTTTGATTTTAGGGTGTTTACATCTTTCAGTTTTCACATTACAATAATCCTTACCTGGTGATATTAAAGAATATAAATAAAATTTACTAATTTTTCCAAAATATTCATTCATTTTTTTAGTATTAGTAAAATAATGAAATTTATTTTCATTATCTTCTACTTTATAATGGTATTTTTTGAGACTCATGATTTAGAATATATATATAATATATCTAAATATTTTTATATTAAAATATAATAAATATAATTTCCCATTTATAAATATAGTAATAATAATAAAATTTAAAACCCGAATTTAAAAAAATAGATAATTAACATATTGATATTAATTTTTTATAACAATCATAACAATTAAATTTATCTCTTGAAATATATCTTTTATGACATGTTATACATTTAATTTTATTTTTGATATGACAATTAAAACATTTATCATAATTATCATTTTTCATTTTACACTTACAATCTATACATTTATATATACCTTTTTTTCTTTCCTTTCTAGCAACACAACCCAAACATTTTTTATTATTATCAAATGTATAATATTTTTTACATTTTCTACAATAGTATTTATTATAACCAATTCTACAACTAGAACAAACTTTTAAACAAATATTATTTTTAACTTCTTTATTTTTATCAATTTTAAATTTTTTACACCCAATACACTTATTATATAATTGTTTTTGAAACTTTTTAATATCTAAATTCTCTCTTTCTTTATTAATAATATTCTGAATACAACTACTACCCAAAATAAATTCTTTATTATTATAAGTAACATAATATAAATATCTAATCTGTTTACCACAAACACAATTATTTTCTAAATTACCACTATCAATAACTGATGTAAAAACACAATTATTTAATATATCGTAATAACCACAGCCAAATAAATCAATCAAACCACTCTTTAACTTCGTATAACACATATTAATATTTAATTTAAAGTATATATCTTTAAGTTAGAAATAAAATATATATATTATTCCAAATATAATAAAAAAAAAATAAAATACACTTAAATAATTAAATATATAACTCAAAATTAAAAAAAAAGATAATTAAAAATTAATGTAATATTTCATTTGTTTCAGGTTTAATATATAAAAATCTTACTTTTGCTATATTAACTCTTTCAATTTTAATATTTGGATCTTTATTTTTACTTTTTCCATAATAATCTTTATCTAAATAAGAATAAGCATGTCTTCTACTAATATTTAAATGGTTTCTAATATCATCAATACCGCCAAAATAATGAATTTCATTATTAGCAGAATTAATTAATTTAAAATGATAATTTGATTGGTTTCCTTTTCCACGAGGCATTTTTGTAATAATATATATATATTATACCAATATTTTTAAATTAAAATAATAAATATATATAAATAAATATTAAAAATACACTAGATTGATATATATTTATCAATCAAATTTAAAAAAAAAGATAAAATGGAGGTTTAATTAAATTATTACTTATGGCATCTTTCAATTTAGGGATTTTACACCCCTACATATATAATATAGAAAATAATTTTAAATAAAAAAATATTAAAATATAAAAAATTAATCAAAAGTTATAATAAAATTACCCTTTTCAATAATAGGTTCTTTATTCTTCTTTTTTTTATTATTAATATTATTATCATGTAAATTTAAATATTTTTCATTATCTTTTTTAGGTTTTTCTGGTAATTCTTCTTTTTTAATTTTACCATTAATTGCTTTATTATAATTATAATACCATTTTTGATAATCAACTAAATATGATTTATTATTAATATAATATATTTTTCTATATTCTTTTTGGTCTTTCATATTAATATATATTAATATTTTATTTTTTACTATAAATACCTTGTTGTGTAGCAGTACTATGACCCATTGATTTTGCTAATTGTGCGGCGAATTCAATTTGTTCTCTCGGAACTAACTCACTTATAATAATACTGCGAATAAGTGATACTCCTATAGTTTTACCATCATGACTAAAAATTTGAGTAACTCTTTTTCCTAATTCATTAGATGACATTCTAGAACCCTTAATATTATAAATAAACCAATTATTATCATTTGGTTTATGTTTTAAATATAATTTAATAACCTTTTGTAAATCACTTGGTATTTTATTTATTATTTCATTATGTTTAGATGATGTTTTATAATCATTAAAACTAAAAAACATATTTCTACCCATAACTAAATAATTATGTTTTTTCTTTTCATCAATATTTAATTTATCATATTCACTTTTACTTATTACTTTCATATTAGAATAATCGTTCCTCATTGGTGGGATAAGACTATATAAACTAGAAATTAACCAGTTAGTTAACAATTTAAATTCACTTTTTGATAAATTTAATTTCTTATCTAGTTTATCATCATATACATTTTTCTCTAATTCATTTTGTATATCAAGTAATTTTTCATATGATGTAAAATTTTTTACCTGTTTTTCACTTTTATAACCCTCTTTATATTTATTATTAACATCGTTAGCAGTATCTATCATAATTTTACGATACTTATTCGATAATTCTTCATTACCTTTATAACTATCTAAACTAACGACAATCGCAGCTAATTTGGTTTTTTGAGTATGGTCGCTAAACTTATTTAAATATTCAATCACTTTATCAAAATCATCTAAAAACTTTAAATTTTCTAATTGTTTATTCGTTAAATCTTTACTCATCTTATTCATGTCATTTATATATTTATTTAATGTACTCTCTTTTATACTTTTTTTATGGTTCTTTATTTTAATTGATAAATCAAACATATTTATACTTATAATTTATAATTAGAAAAAAAAATAATAAAAATAAATGCTAGATTAAAAATTAAATAATTAATAATAAAAAAAATATACTATTAATATATAAAATGAGTTCTATATATACAAGCACAGATAAACATTATTATAATCGTATAGCAGAAGGAATTGAGGCAGTAAATTTAAATACTGATAATTTAGATACTAAATTAGACCAAATTGCGACTAATACTCAAAATATTAAAGTTTCAATTGATACCTCAAATATAGTTATTTATGTGGATGAACTCGAATCTTTGACACAAACAACTAACAACAAACTAGATCAAGTTATTACGAATACTGGTTCTATAAGCCTTGATGCTGGAGAACTTGAAATAATTAATAATTATATTAATAGCAATATTCAAATTACAAATGAAAAATTAGATGATATGTTAGTAGATACTGCTAATATTGATGCTAATGTATGGAATATCAGTCATAATTTAACACCATCAAATTCAGAAGATGTAAATAAAGCAATACCTACATTAGTTTACGCAAAACACAACAACCCACATGTTGATGAACTGGGTGCTATTCAAGTCACTAACGGTCATAATTTGATGATTAGTTTAGAAGAAACAAATTTATCATCTAATGTTATTGTTTATGATGAAAAGAATGATATTAATATGACCGATTTACTTTCTACTATGAGTGTTATTAACACCAATATTCAAGATATTGAAGATTTACAAACTAATATATTAAATGATACATCAAATATTGATGCTAATTTATGGAGTAGTAAAGTTGTGCTAGATAGTATAAATGCTAAAACTATTGATACAGATAACGTTACCGTAGTAGGACAACCTAATTTATCATATCTAAATGATTCAATAGAATCATATCAAGGCGGTTCATGGACTGTAACCGTTTCAAATGCTTTTGCGACCGAATCAACTTTAAGCAATATTGATGGCAATATAGCCACTGTATCAACATATGCTAATAATAAAAGATCTAATTCAGCAACATCTGGAAATATAACTGCTTCTGGAAATACAAATATTTTAACAACAACTGATTTAGGTGATAAAAGAAATATAGCAGGGGCATGTTATATAACTGGTGATGTAACAAGTTTAGATATTCATGTTTATGTTAATGTAAAAACTGATAATGCTTATACAGCAATCCAATTTGATGAAGTCATGGGGGTTTATGATGGAACAACAACTCAATTCAATTTTCATTATCCCTCATTTCCATTCAAATATATTCAAGTAATTATTACTAATAATACAACAAATACACCAACATTCGCTAGCGATGTTGAATGGTCTACATATGGAAATCGTTAATTTTTATTTAATTATTTTATTTTATTATCTTATTTATTATTAAAATGGAAATTCATAAATTAAATGAATTAAATTTAAAATTAAAAGAAATAATTATAAAATTACAAAGTATTAAAAATAATACATCTTAATTAATTATATATATTAATATTATAATATGACACATAAATTAAATGAAAGTATTGAATTATTAAATGATTGTATAATAGAATTAACAAGCATTGATAATAATACTCAAAATCTCGTAAAATCTATTGATACACTTACCGACAATTCAATTGTTAGAGGATCTGGAGGTCAGAAAAACGTTCAAAGTTCTGGTGTATATATAGATAATAATGGACGCCTTGGTATAGGCATGAATAATCCAACAATTCATTTAGCAATAGGTGATAATGATACAGGTTTTCAGCAACAAGGGGATGGTGAATTGGCTGTTTATACAGACAACCAAGAACGAGTAAGATTTGATAGCAGTGGAAGAGTAGGTATAGGAATTAATAACCCAGCAAGTAAATTACATGTATACGAAGCAACAGGAACGCCACATAGTGCTACTGCTGGAACTATTCTTTTAGAAAAGGGAAATAGTGGAGGTCAGCAATCAATAGTATTTAAATCTAAAGTAAATCAAGACAGTGATTATGGTTATATTAATTATCGTGATAATTATAGCAACGGAGCAAATGATGGAACAGAAAAATCACTGATGGAAATAGGAGTTCAAAACGATGGTAGTGGTGTTCATATGGACGCAATTAGGCTGTCATCATCAAGTTCAACTGGTTATGGTTATTTAAACCAATACGGTTTTAGTGTATGTGGTAATAATAAGTTTATAGGTTATAATGCTTATTATGATGATAGTTGGAGAGCAGCGGAAACGGGGTATTGTGGAAATATAAAATGCGATAATTCTGGAACATTTCTTTTTGAAAATACCGACCAAAGTTATACAAAAGGTAGTGTAATAAGTTGGAAAAACCCCTTAAAAATATATCAAGATGGAACTTTTATGTCTTTAGGAAAAGCCCAAGGTTTTGGTGAATGTAGATTAGGGCATAATAATTCAAATGAAAATGGGTCTTTCAGAAAAATTCTATTAAGATGTGCTGATTTACCCAATGGTGGTTCAAGTGATAGTCAAATATATTTTATTCGTAATGGTTCATTTAAATCGTGGGATGGTATTTCTAGTGATGGTAGAATAAAATTAAATCAAGTTAATTATCCACCTGAAGATAGTTTAAATCTAGTAAAACAAATTAAGGTTAAAAAGTATCTTAATACTGATTTTAATCATGAAGTCCATGGCTTTGTAGCACAAGATATTGAAGCAATACCAGAAATAAGTTATTCTGTAACAACTCATGATTTAACTGAAGATAAAGGAATTAGTGATTTTAAGATGTTAGATTACAGACGAGTTCAAGTTCATGCCTTTGGTGCTATACAAGCATTATTAACGAAGATTGAAGCATTAGAAGCCAGAATTCAAGTTTTAGAAGGAAATTAAAAAAATATATATATATAATAAAATGGTTACATATAAAGAAAAATATAATAAAAAGTATAATTTTAATAAAGACCAATCCCATAGTTTAGATGATATATCTAAAACAACTAAAATAGATAAATCAATATTACAACAGGTATATAACCGTGGAATAGGTGCTTGGAAAACAAATATTGAAAGTGTAAGGCTAAAATCAGGCAAAAAGGATTATTCTGTTAAAGATAGAAGTAAAAAAATGGGTAAAGAACAATGGGGTTATGCTAGGGTTTATTCTTTTGTAATGGGTGGAACAACACAAAAAACAACAGATAGTGATTTATGGGAAAAAACAAAATCAAAAAAATAATTTTTAAAATTCTTTTTATTTAATTAATTTTTAAATTTTTTTAATATTATATATTATATATAAAACATGTCAAGTAAATATATTAAATTTCAATCTCAAGAAGCTGGTTTATTTTCAAAGACTAATAATAGAGTAAATTTTACTATTGATAAATCTCTTGAAAATGTATCCTTAAAAGATAGTTATCTTGAATTCGACGTTAGAGTAAATGTTTCAAATTCTGCTCTTCCAACTGGAGTATATAAAAGTGCTCTTGCCTGGTCTAATGATGGAACTCAACAAAATAAAATAGGCGAACATTTTCAAAATGCTACCATTGTAAAAAACTGTTATATTAAAAGTGATATGGGTATGATGGATAACATACGTGATAATCATATTTTACGCCAAAATCTTCAAATGTTTCAAAAAAATTATGATAATATAGTTTCTGAAAATTATATGGCAGCCAATCCTGTTATCGATCCAGAAAATTTCCAACATGGTTCTATGTTTCAAGAAATTAATAAAATTGGATCTATTAGTTCTAGAAATAACGATTCTACACCAGTTAGAATTCGTCTTGGTGAATTAATGGATTTTTGTAACCTAGATAACTGTGATATGTCAGCAATGGGAGATTTACATGTTCATACCGAACTTAATATAGGAAATATTGTTGCCGAGGAACTCGTAGATGATAATACTTTTCCAGATAAAAAACTAGACCAATCAGGTGAAGATTATACTAATGGAACTCAAGCCAATGTAGATTTAAATACTATTACCAGTGTTGACGATAATGAATTTGTAGAAGGTGAAGTTGGTGGTTACTATTTTGTTTCTGGTGAAAACGATGGTTCAGCATTTTCAGGAATTTATAAATTAGCAAACAGACAGGTACAGGCTGGAAAAACTCTTCTTACTTTCGCAGACCCCTTCGCAACTGTGTTACCTGCGAAGGTTGTAAATAATATAAAATTCCAATATCAAACATCTCAATTAATGAATACTGGTGTTTTAGTTGGTGCTGATACTCCTATTACTGAATTAACAACAAAAACCAAATGGACTGATTTAGCCCAATGTCCTTATTATATTGGATTACCTGTTCATGTTACTGGTTATTGTGTTGACGCACAAGGCGGTAATAGAGCAAATTTTGAAGATAACGCCGTAATTTCTAGAATGGAATACGAGATAGTAAATGGGTTAAGAACTGGAAGACTTGTTATTACACTTGATAGAAGTGTTGGTACTGTGGTAAATGGTAAAAAAGTAGAGGCTGCTAATATGGAAATTGTTCCACCAAATTCCCACGAGGTTGAATGGTTAAACGCTCAAATCGTAGTTAAGCAACTAGTAACAAAAGCACCAATGGGTCAATATGTATGGACTACTTATTCTACCTATCAATTACATGGTAACGGTCAAACATCTTTCCACGACGTTTATGAAATTGATGGTAATTCATATGCTATGCTTCTCATGCCGATATATGAAGATATATCAGCCGTTTTTGATAATATCAAAACATATAGATTAAGATTAAATAATGAAGATTTATCAGATAGACCAGTTCATTACCCAAGTGCTTTAAATAATGATTTAACAATGAGAACATTTAATAATATGAGATATAGATTAGCAAATTTAACAAGACCAGTTGTCGAACAAAATAGCGAAGAATTTTACACCCCAGGATCTGAATTGTGTGTTATTGCTTCACCACTCTTTTTAACTGCTGGAAGAAAGAATTTACAAGTTGATATTGAATCTACGGCAGCCCTTGGGGCATTTAATCTCTATCTAGCAGAACAAAGAGTTATTTAAAAATAATAATTTAATTATTTAATTTTTTTAATATTTTTTTTATAATAATATATTATAATATATAAATACAATGTCAATATCCTATCGTGAAATTATCCCAGAAAATTATAAAGAATCATATACGGAATTTGATGTCATTGATTACGTGGCTCAATTTCCAAATGAAAAAATGAATCTCAATTCTATTAGATGGACTGGTTCTGTTAGAGTATATGATGAAAACAATGTCAGAATAACAACTGAAAACGTTTTATTAGATCCATTGGTTGGAGCTCATTCATTTATTGAAAATATTAACACGAGTGTTTCTGGTGTAAACGTTGAAAACATAGGGCAAGATTATGCACGTATGGTTAAGATGCTTACTTCTTCTACTGAAAGACCTAGTGATATGAATATGGCTCATAATTTATGTGAACTTAAATGTGCCACCGAGGGTGTTGCTCTTAATCTTTTAAGAGGCGAAAAAGTAAAAAAGAATACAACCGGCGGCTTTCATGAAGTTGATTGCGATTTTAGTATTAAACCAGTATTCTGTTTAAATCAAGTTGTTAGTCCAGTTAGACAACTTTCAAGTAGTAAATTAGGTGATGTTAGAGTATCAATTACTTTATCTAGAAATATGTCTGCTCTTTATGGTTTATCGTGTCAACAGGGTTATTCATATGAAATTGTAAATCCAAGACTTTGTTATACAACTTACCCAGACGACGGACAACAGGGTGAAGTAGTTTTCAAAAGAAGAATATCTCTCAAACAATCCTTTGCTTCTAATTTAGCACAACTCAATTTTAATGTACCGATGGTTTGCTCTCGTTTCTATGGTTCATTTTTAAAACAAGCAAGTGAAAATAAACCACAACAAAATAATTGCGAGTTACAACGACCAAGCAATATAAACGA